TCATTCTGATATGGAAGTAAATATGTTTACCGGTGCAGACATGTATGTAACATATGGCTTCCTCCCGTTCATAATTGAATTGGATGATGAAGCGAAGTTGCCACGCATTCGCCTAGAAAATCCTATTGGGGCTTACCCAGAGTTTGACCGCTACGGACGATGCATAGCCTTTGCTAAAAGATACACACTAACTCTAGGGGAAATGGTTGCACAGTTCCCCGATTATGAGCGTGTCATTCTTGGTAAAGATGGATACAAGCAGGACATGAATGGTCTCATTGAGATGATTCGTTACTATGACAAAGACCAAAGTCTTATCTATCTACCAACCCGCAGTAACTTTGTCTTGTCTCAGGCTCCAAATCCCATTGGCAAGATGATGGTTGTTATTGCAAAACGTCCAAGCGTTGATGGTCAGATGCGGGGACAGTTCGATGATGTGCTAGGCATTCAGTTGCTACGCAACCGATTTGCTCTGATGGCTATGGAAGCAGCAGAGAAATCCGTTCAAGCACCAATCGTTCTACCTAATGACGTACAAGAGTTGCAACTTGGTGGAGATGCGGTTATCCGTACTTCTAATCCACAAGGCGTTCGCCGCGTTGCACTCGAGATTCCAGCCGGCGCGTTTAACGAACAGCAAGTTCTTAATGAGGAACTTCGCATGGGTGCTCGTTATCCTGAAGCGCGAAGCGGAAATATGAAAGCCTCCATTGTAACTGGTGCAGGTGTTGAAGCGCTTATGGGCGCTTTCGATAGTCAGATTAAATCAGCACAGTCGATCTTTACATCTGCCCTTCGTGATGTAATTTCACTCTGCTTTGAGGTAGACGAAAAGATATTTAATGAATCGAAAACTATTCGTGGTACCGATGCTGGTTCTCCATATGCTATCACCTATCTCCCATCGAAAGATATTAAAGGAGATTACTCAGCAGACGTCCGATACGGCATGCTGGCTGGTCTCAATCCCGCACAGGGATTAATCTTTATGCTTCAAGCCCTTGGTGGTAAGTTGTTGTCCAAGGATATGGCTATGCGTGAGATGCCATTTAACATTAATGTATCAATGGAGCAAGAAAAAATTGAAGTAGAAGATCTGCGTTCTTCCCTTATGGGTGCTGTTGCTGCATATGCNCAAGCAATCCCACAGATGGCAACACAGGGACAAGATCCTTCAAGTGTTATTAGTAAAATTTCAGAAGTAATTAAGCGACGTCAAAAAGGTGAAGTCCTAGAGGAAATCATGTCTGACATATTCGCACCTCAGCCTCCACCTGCTGGTCCAGATTCACAATCGGTTGAGCAACCCCCTTCGGCTCCCGGTGGTCCAGCGGGTGGACAAAACCCAGATGGAACACCAGCCGGTAATGGTGAAACACCACCAGAGCGTGGGCCCGGTATTGAAACCCCAAGACCAGAATTGCAAAGTCTGCTTAGCGGCATGAATGCAGCAGGTAAAGGCACGGCAAGCGTAAGAACTCGTAATACTCGCGTAGTCGGATAGGAGTAGCCATGGCAACTCCACGAAAAAAGCCAGTGCGTAAACCTCGTACCGTTGTCAATGAAGAGTATACCGAACTTGAAATGTATGCAATTTGGTTGCATGAGTTCTATCAAACATTAATTAAGGCTGGCTTTAAGTCCGAAGTAGCCATGGCTCTTATCATGGATAAGGATTCATTTCCTGACTGGGCTAAGCATGGCAAGATAACTGAAGCAGATGTACAAAAGTTTATAGAGGATGAGGATGACTAATGGCTAATGGACACGGTGGATACCGTCAGCCAACTAATCCTGCACCCGTCTCTGGACCCGGTGCGTTATCGCAACGTACTGATGGTGGAGCAGTAGATGGAATGCAAAAGCCTGCAACGCAGGCTCCTAAATATATGCCCGGATTGGGTTACAGAAAAGGTGGGGAGAATATGGCTAATCAACAGTCTGCACCATTAGCAGCAGATCCAATGCCATCTTTCGCTCCTCCCGTTGTGCCTTTGTCTGCGCCAACACAGCGTCCCAATGAACCAGTAACTACTGGTGTAGATATTGGAGCCGGTGCTGGTAGTGAGGTCATGTTACCAATGGCTGGCGTACAGCGTACTCCAAGTCAAACAATGCGTCGCATTGCTCAATTTGATCCTAGCGGAGAAGCAGAACTTATTTATCGGCGCCTTGCAGATAGCGGTAATTAATGCCTCAGTTACCTCCATTAAAACCTGTTGTATCTGAGCAACTGCCTAACACCGCACAAGCATTACAGGCATCTGGTGCTACACAAGACCAGCAAGATATGGTTACTGCGCTTGCTTATGCGTATCAAAAGGGTAATCAGTTGCGTAAATTGCCACAGAATGTGGCACAGAATGAGTTTAATAAACTCTCTGCACCTGCACAAGCAGATGTCAAATCTTTATTTGGTAACGACCCTTACTTGCAAACTAAACCAAGCCTTCTTTCTTCTATTGAAAAAGGAATTAAGAATACTGTTGCTGGTTTAATTAGCCCACTAGGTTTTGCTTTGTTTAAAGCAGCGCCGGCTTACAGCAAAGTAATTAACGCACCTGTCCGTGCTGGCTTTGAAGTGGCAACTTTAAATAAACCTTTGTACTCTGCAGATACATGGAGTTCAGCATACAGCGGTAAAGATCTTTATAACCCTAATGATGTTGCAATGTTGCAAAAGAAATATGGAAATGCAACCGCTGCTGTTGCAATGGGTGTTGTTGCTGGCAAGACCCCTTCTGAAATCATGCAAGGATATAGCAAGGGCGGGGCTTGGGACCCAGAACTTGGTAATGCTATTGCTGCATCTCTTGATGACCCTAATTTTCAAAAGATTATTGATGATGTAAAACTTGCTCGATTCAATCCGGGTAATGCACTTATTAGAGATACAAGCAATTATGGTGAAGCAACGCCGCCACATAGCGGCGGAGTAATTGCTCGCTCACGTTTTCAAGTTTTGGCGCAACAATGGGCTGCTGCGCATCAGGGTAAAAAATATGACCCCAATGTAAACTTCATACCAGAAGATACAAAGTCCAAAATGTTTGCGTCTGGTGTGATTAACTTTGCTTACCAGATGGTTNTTGATCCAATGACATGGGCTGGCGGCGGAGATAAAGCCGTAATGGTTGGACAACGCCTTGCTAATAGCGTACAAAAGGCTGCACAAGAAGGTCGTCTTGCAGAAGGCGTAGCCGGTGTATTTAAAAACAAGCAAGTTGTAAAACTTTGGGATGAGCAAGTTGGACCAGCAATCCAAAAAATTGTTGATGCAAAAACTCCTGTTGAAAAAGCAGCAGCATATGAAAACTTTAAGTTTGCTGCACCTTCCTATAACGAACGAAGTGCCATCAAGGCACTCATTAAGGGCGGCATGGATGGCAAGCCTATTACAAATGCTAAACTTGCACAAAAGTTTTTTGAAGATGGGGAGAATACTCACCTACTTCTTAATGGAAGAGTGGACGGAACCAATTTCTATCGCAACGGTGTAGCAACCGCGCGCAATAATCGCATCATTAGCCAAGGTAGGGCGGCTGCAATTGATGCAATCTTTAACCCATCGCTCAAAAACCTTACAACACAAGAGGCAATTAAGGCTGCTGAGGCAAAAGGTGAAGAACTTTTCAAGACATTATCTAAAGTAGGGGACGCAACAGAGCAGGGTATCAACCCCAATGTTGTAAAACTGCAGGAAATGTATGCAGACATGAGCAAAACACGCCGTGCTGCCACAGCATTGGGCACAATGTTTGCCCGTTCTCCATCTCGAGGCTTTATTTTGTATGGTCCTGATGCGGAAAAAACAATTGATAACTTTATTAATACAGCAAGACTAGTGGTTCCACGCGATCAAGCCAAGATTCTTGCAGAACACTACCTTACTGCAGAACCAAATGAGCAACTTGCTATTGTTCGCAACCTACATTTTGCTTATATGCAAAAGCAGGGACTAGAAGGCTTCCCAAAGGGAAGAGATATTATTGAAGAGCAGTTAAACAAGACAATGAATGCTGCTGCTGGTATGGGCTCCTCTGGAACCATTGAGGCGCCAGACCATATTGCTAGAGTTGCTAGCAAAAATACATTTATGTGGCGGGATGACAAGGCTGTTGTTGCAAACACCGGTGCTCATCAACCATCTCAGTTGACCAATGCAGTTGGTCCACTA